ACATATCCAATCAAGACAAATACTGCAATAGAAATTAAATTTCCTGTGATTAAATAGCCGAACAAAGTAATTATTGCTAAAAAGAATACAAAATACAAGACATATTTGTTTTCCAATGCTTTTCCTAATACTTTTTCTATCGTTTTGTTTGTCTTTTCAAATGATTTGCTAGAAATTTTCATTTATATATTACAATGACAAAAAATAAAAATTGAAATAGAATAGAAGGATATATTTTATTGTATTCATTATAATAAAATACATTATACATTGAAAATGGTGTTTCATCTAGCCATATGTGAACTATTCAATGATAAAATACATGGATATGATGAAATGAGTGACCCAAATATATTGGGACATTATTTAGTGATGGAAAAATTAGATTATGCGGAAGAAGAGTTTGATGAGTATGTAGAGGACGTTTTATATGTTCAAAACATGAAATACGACATCTTTCATAATTCACATCATTTTCATGTATATAAACATCCTATTATTCGCAATTATAAACACATTATTTCTAGAGAAGAGTATTTGAAAATAGATATAGTAGAATGTCATTATTTGTCTGGAGGAGAATGTGTCGCCGTTTTGAAAACATTTTGGTTAAAGATTATTCAACGCAAATGGAAAAAAATATATCAATTGAGACAGATATGTATGCAAAAAAGAAGAAAGATTGACAATTTACGATATCGTGAACTTCATGGACGATGGCCCTACGAATGCATTTTACCTCCGTTTCTTTTGAAAAGTTGATACGGGAAGTTAATACGAAAAGTTAAGACGAAAAGTTGAGACGGAAAGTTGACACGATAATTTAGGAACGATTTTTCGATTTCGTATTTGATTTTGTATTTCGTTTGGTGAGTTTGGAAAATCGGGCAATATATCCTCCTTTTTTCGATTTTTTATCGCGTTTTTTCATTGTTTTTCCTTTTTTTCTTCTCAATTTTCCTCCTTCTGCAACATTTTCAAATCGTGGAGCAAATTCTCTTCCCGATATGGATTGACCGCTTTTACTAATAGGATTTGGATTGAATCGTTGTTGTAATGGAGGTCCTTGAATAGGTCCTTGTTGAAAAAGAGAACTTTCAGGTGTAGGTGTAGTGGGTCTACTTCTAAATTGATTTAAAACAGCATCAAAACCTGTATTTCTATTGGGTGGAGTAAAAGAACTAGAACCAGGACCAAAACCAGGACCAAAACCAGGACCGCCTTGAGAGGAGGATGCATTTATCTGTTGTAATGAACCTAATATATCGCTTAATTCTCTCTGGATATTTTGTAAAGCATTTATATTATCGGGATTTTTAACATTCATAGTAAACCCTTCGATGGCTCTTACTGCTTCATTTAGCTGTTGTTGTAATTCTTGTTTCTGACTTGGATCACTCACTTTGCTTATCAATATTTTAATATTCTGTATTTCTTGTTTGATTAAAGATATCATGTTATTGATTCCATCAATTATTTTCTTTATGTCACTATGGTTAATATTGATTTCAGCTTGAAGTTGTTGTAATGCTTGATTGATTACATTTGCAGGATAGTAAGACATAGTAATAATTTGTATATATTAAATAAATATAAAAATTATTTTTTGAATAAAATAGAAAAAATACTACTACTTTTTCTTAGTTTTCTTTGTTTTTTTGCTTTTGTTTTATTATGCTTGATTGCTTTTCTTTTGATAGTTCTTTTCTTCCTTTTTCCACCACGTGTAGCACCACTAATACTAGAATTGGCAGTTCTATTGATTTCTACCAAATCACCCAAAATGATTCCTAACTCATTTCTAATTTTTTCCAATTCTCCTATATTCGGATCTTGTCCAAGCATATTCGCATATTGATTAATAGTATTAATTGCGTCATCCAATTGTTTCTGTAATGCATCTCTTTCAGTATTGTCGGATATTCTTGGCAATAAATTTTTAATCAAATTAATTTGTTCTTTAATTTTAACGATAATAGTATTAATCTCATCAATTAATTTTTTAATATTCTCTCTATTGGATTTGATTGCATCACCTAATCTTTTTAACGCAATAGTTATATTTGGCGTTGGTCCTTCTGTGGGTCTTGGTCCTGGTCCAAAGGGTGTTCCAAATTGTGGTTGAATGGGTCCTCCAACAGGTCTTCCTATGGTTACTGGTAATGGTCGTTGTGGTTTTGGTGGTGGAAATGGGCCAAATGGATTCATATTAATTATATATTACATAAATATTATTTTTGTTTTCAAGCAGAAGTAACCTTGTTTATACTTCTGGTTTTGGTTCAACTATATTGTCCAATGATTTCTTAATTTTCTGAATTTCTTGCAAAATTCCGCCTTGTTCTTTGATAATGTTTTTCAATTCTTCCTCTGTCAAATGGGTATTTCTTTTCAATTCTTCCGTATGTTTATAAATGTCTTCTATTGCTTTTAATTCTTCCTCCTTTTTCTTAACTATGTATTTGTAATAGATCATATAATCATTTCGCACATTTCCCAAATATTCATTTTGTTTCATGGCTTCACTCAGTGCTCTTTTCTTCTCTAAAAGCAGTCTCCTTTTTCTCTCTATTTGTTTTTCTATATTCTCCATACAAATATCTCTCTCTGCCAAGCTGGATGGCAATTCATACACAGCCAAATCCAATATATCTGTATCTTCCATTTGAATACTGGTGATATTTTTTTTGCCCCTTTTATAAAAATTATTCAAATACTTATTATATATTTTTTTGAAATTATATAAAATCTATCTATTATATTATTTAGGAATGTCTAAGAACACAATTGAACCTTTACTTACCCCTGACGATAATCGCTTTGTCATGTTCCCCATTCAGCATCAAGACGTGTTTGATATGTATAAGAAACAAATTGATTGCTTTTGGAGGGCCGAAGAAATTGATTTGTCCAAAGATATGAACCATTGGGACACCTTGCATGAAGACGAAAAATTTTTTATTTCCATGATTTTGGCGTTTTTTGCTGCGAGTGATGGCATCGTTTTGGAAAATCTGGCGGTGCGTTTTATGAATGATGTGCAAGTATCTGAAGCCAGAGCTTTTTATGCTTTCCAGATTGCCATGGAAACCATTCATTCACAGGTATATAGTGTATTGATTGAAACATATATTAAAAACGGAGATGAAAAAAACAAGCTCTTTCATGCGATCGACAATTATCCTTGCATCAAGAAAAAAGCAGATTGGTGTAAACGTTGGATTCATGACAATCGCAGTTCGTTTGCGACACGATTGATTGCCTTTGCTTGTGTCGAGGGAATCTTTTTCTCGGGTGCCTTTTGCTCTATTTTCTGGTTGAAAAAGCGGGGATTGATGCCAGGACTCACATTTTCCAATGAATTGATCTCTCGAGATGAAGCATTGCATTGTGAATTTGCCATTTTGTTGTATTCTAAATTGCAAAAGAAAGCCGCCAAAGCCCGCGTTTATGAAATCATCAAAGAGGCCGTAGAAATTGAAAAAGAATTTATTTGTGATGCGTTGCCATGTCGTCTCATTGGAATGAACGCCGATTTAATGTCGCAATATATTGAATTTGTGGCCGATCGTTTGGTAGTGCAACTGGGTTATGATAAGATTTATAATACGGCGAACCCACTGGATTGGATGCAGTTGATCTCAATCGAATCAAAAACAAATTTTTTCGAGAAAAAAGTATCAGAATATGCCCTCGCCGATAAGAGTAAAACAGAGGATATATTCGAATTCAATGCCGATTTTTAAAATAAATTGTTCTAAAAACAATATAAAGATAAGATATTATAAGATGTTATAAGACAATGCCCAAAATTGCATCCGACTATTCGAAAACAATCATCTATAAATTATGCTGTAATGATCCAAATGTTGAAGAAATGTATATAGGTCATACAACGCATTTTATCAATAGAAAAAATCATCATAAATCATGTTGTAATAATGAAAATGATAAAAATTACAATCGATATGTATATGCTTTTATTAGAAATCACGGAGGTTTTGAAAATTGGAATATGATTCAAATTGAACAATTTCCTTGTAATAATAAAAGGGAAGCAGAAGCAAAAGAAAGGGAATGGATTGAAAAATTAAAACCATCATTAAATACGAATAATCCTTATGCCATGTGTGTAGAAAATCCTGTTCAATACAAAAAAGAATGGTATGAAGAACACAAAGATGAAATTTTGGAAAAAAGCAAAGAAAATTATGAAGAAAACAAAGAATCAAAATTAGAATATCAAAAACAATATACCCAGCAGAATAAAGAAAAAATTAGTGAATATAAAAAAATATACAATGAAAAAAATCATGAAAAAATAAAAGAACAAAAAAAAGAATATAGACAAGCAAACAAAGAATATTATTCAAATTATTTCAAAGAATATCGTGAAAAAAACAAAGTGATACTAAGTGAAAAAAAGAAAGAATATATTGAGAAAAATAACGAAGCTATCAAAGAAAAAAAGAAAGAATGGTATCAACAACGTGCTAAAAAAGAGAAAGAAGAAAAAGAAAAAAGAAAACAGGAACAAGAAATGAAACAACAAGAAGAAACAGAAGAAGAGAAAATAGAAAAAGAAAAACAATTGCAACTCAAAAAACAAGAACAAGAATTGTATAAAAAACAAAAGAGAAAAGAGTGGAATGAAAAAAACAAGGAAAAACTCAAAGAACAAAAAAAAATGTATTATGACTCACACAGAGAACAAATTTTATTACAATCCAAAGAATATCTAGAGAAAAACAAAGAAAAAATAAATGAAAAACAAAAAAAATATTATGAAAAAAACAAAGATAAATTATTAGAAAAGATTACTTGCCCATGTGGTTCAATCATAAGTAAATCATGTATGCATGAACATAATAAAACCATAAAACATATTGAATTCATGAAAAAGAATACGGAAATAGAAACAAATCAATCTATAGAAAATGCCGATTTTTAGAGCTTTAAAAATTGATTTAACCTCTAATCTACTGAAGTGGTTAGATCTAACCACACATTATATTACAAGAAGACATATCCTCACGAAAAAAGCTATCGTATTTTTCTGAATAAAATTCACTATTTTTCAATCAGTGGATTAGAGGTTAAAAACAATATAAAAACAATATAAAATTTTTATTATATAAACAAATAACTAAAGTATGGAAGATAATATTATACGCAAATATCCAACAATAAAAGATGAAAGATTATATAAAGATAGATATACTAAAGAAGATTTTGAAAAATATAAAGAAATCACAAAATCAATTGAAAATTATGAAAAATGGAAGATAGGAATAAACTATAAAACTAATAGAAAAATAAAAATTGGAGAGAAAAAACATATTCAATTTGGGTATGAAAACTTTTACATTAAACACGGAACATTATATAATGATTATTCATATATACTATTTACTAAACTGGATGGTATAAATATTGACTCATATATTAAACATACTGAAAAACTTAAAGAGGAAATACTTTCATATAATGAGGAAATACTTTCACATAATGTAAAAATAAATGAGCTTATATGTAAAATAAATAAACTTGAAAAATGGAATGATTTTATAGAATTTGAAGGACTAAAATATGGTATTCAAAAAATATACAATAATATTCATCGTGAGAATGATTGTAATGGAAATATAAATGAAACCAAAGTATGTGTTGGAGAATGTAGAGAATGTAGAGGCAGTACATCATTTACAGAACCTTGTAGATGTGTATACAAAACAAATATAGAATGTGTAAAGTGTGGGTATAAAGAATAAATTATTCGGTATGTTTCTTTGTTTCACAATGCCGTGTAAATAATATTTCTGCATATGTTCCAAAATCACATTATCTTATAATAATATTTAAATTCTTTTTTATCTCGTCATTATATATCAAAAAGTATCATACATGAAATTTTCAAAAAAAATCATTTATTTTTCTATTTTCGTCCTTTTCTCTCTATTGATCTTTGGTTTGTTTTATTCGTATCAATATGCAATGGATTCTCCTTATAGAATATCAGCAGAAGAAGCAAAAAATCGCATCAAAAACAACAAAATAGACTTGATATTGGATGTTCGCACTAATTTAGAGAGAGAAACACTCGGTTTTTATCCTGGATCCGTTCATATTCAAAGTGCTGATTTAGAAAAAAGAATGCCTCTTGAGTTTCCCGATAAAAAAATACATATATTAGCCTATTGCAATACTGGACAACGAGCACGCATGGCTGTGGAAAAATTACACGCACTAGGATATACAAATGCTCTTTATATTGCTACCACGTATACTTCTATTTTATAGGAAATCTGATTTTAGACTCGCACACTTTACGAAAATATCCATTTTATACATAATTTATATTTAAAGACACATTATATAAATAATGTATGAATTGTATTTTTGTTTGTGTATTTAATCAAGAACAATATGTAGATATGTTTTATCTTTTATTGGAAAGTATACAAATTTATAGAAATCTAGATGATAATACAAATTTATTAGTTTATACTTCTACACCATTTATGAATCGAATAAAACAGAGTCATTTGTTTAATAAAGACAACATAAAGTTTGAGATAAATGATACATATACTAATATTGAGAAAGCATGTAAAGCCAGATTGGATATATTCAATTTATCATCCATAACAAATTATAATAAAATACTTTATTTAGATACTGATATTTTAGTAAAAGATGATATCAATAAAGTATTTGATGTTTGTAAAGAAGATATTTTATATACATTAGAAGAAGGTAATATTGATCATGATTTTTGGGGAAAAACACTATTTGGAAATGAAATTAACAATTATAATGATAAAATAGCATTTACAAGTGGAATATTATTGTTTAATAATTGTGAAAAAATAAAAGATTTATTTAATAAAATAAATGAAGATATTGTTAAAAGACCTTATTATTTTGATTGTCATGACCAACCTTATATAGTATATAATGCTTTCAAATATAATTTGTATAATAATAAGACTTTAAAATCACTTGTTGTGAATAACGATAATAACATTCATAGTGATAAAGTCATACATCATTTTCCAGGAGGACCAGGTGTTTATCAACACAAAATAGATGCTATGACTATTTTTTTGAATAATATTAAAGATTATTATAAATTATTTATAGAACAAATATTATCAAATGGTTTTACATTGGTATCTAAGGAAAGATTAACAAATCTTTATAATCAATGTTCAAAATTCAAAAATACAAACTATTCTTTTGTAGAGTGTGGAGTAGCAAAAGGAGGTTCATTAGCAATGATGAAATTTTCCTGTGGAAAAAATAATAAAGTTTTTGGTTTGGATAGTTTTGAAGGAATGCCTCCTATAACAAATGAAGATATTGGTGATTATAATAAGTCTTGTCCTTTGACTAATTTTGGTAAAGTAGGAGATAATTTATCAGGTGGTATTGATAATGTATATAATACTTTTAATAAATTAAGTTTAAATATGGATAATGTTATTTTAATAAAAGGATTTTTTCAAGATACATTACAAATCCAAGAAAATATAGATAATATTGGAGATATTGCTATTCTTAGATTAGATGGAGATTGGTATGAATCTACTAAAATTTGTTTAGAAAAGTTGTATGATAATGTAATTGATGGTGGTATAATAATTATTGATGATTATGGTCATTTTATTGGAGCGAAAAAAGCAACAGATGAGTTTAGAATAAAACATAAAATTTTAACACCATTAATCCAAACAGATTATACAGAATATTATTGGGTAAAAAACTCAAATATAGAAAATATATTTACTTTAAATATTGATGATGATATATGGACCTGTTCTGACAAAATGAGATATGATATTTATGATTTTTTCAAAGATAAATCACATTTTAAAATAGCAGAAATTGGTTCTCATAAAGGATACTCTACAAAAGTTCTATCAAACATATTTTCAAAAGTATATGCGGTCGATAATAGTATTGAATGGACTAATTTCAATAAAAATTTTAATAAAGATGCTACAAATATAGAGTATGTAATGTTAGATATATATAAAGATAGTTGGGAAATATTACCAGAGGATATAGAAGTGTCATTTATAGATGCTGACCATTCTTATAATGGTTGCAAAAGTGATATATTTAATTCAATAAAACATTTTAACAATTTACAATATATTATTTTTGATGATTATGGTGTTTGGTCAGGTGTGAAACAAATTATAGATGAATTGCTACAAAATAAAACATTAATATTTGAAAGATTTATAGGAATAAATGATGTTCCAGGTCCAAATGGAATTGTAAAAAATGTAAATGAAGGAATTATTTGTAGTATAAATAAATAATAATTCAAATAAAATATATAAACAATCCCTATTTTAGACTCGCATACTTTTTGTATTGGTTGTCAAGACGGAACCTATCACTTCAGTTTTGACAACGTTTTTTACTTTGGTATAGATCACTTCTACATAACTAGTGGAGGCATATTTTGCCGTATTTTTTTTGCAAAGACATGCACCCGCAACAATGATTTTGTGTAATTCTTTTTTATTTGCCATGTCATGATCTTTCAATGATGCAACAACATGACAACTGGGAACATCTTGTAAATGAAACCACATATCATTCTCATCGGCGGCATCCAATACGGCAAAATTGTCTGCACTATTCTTGCCAATATAAAAGGTAATTTCATGGTTTCCTATTTGTTGAATTTCGGTTTTCATTTGCTTTTTGCTTGTTGCTTGTTGCTTATAAAAGGGAAAAGGGAAAAGCAAAAAGAAAATCAATTTTTATCAAAAATAGAAATATAGAATATAAAATAATGATGCAGTAATGTATAATATGCATCATTATTTTTTCGATTTCTTGGTTGCATGTAGAGACACCATAGAACAATTTTTACACATCTTGTTGGTGCGATTCAACGTGATTGAATGCACAGATTCAGCACATCAAACACTAGATATATGTGATATTTGCGATAATGCCGATTGTCGTATCTACGAACAAGAGAAAAAAAGAGTTGTTCCTTTGTATCCCTAATTTCAAGCAGACAATACTATTCCCTTGGTCGTCTTCTTTTTCTTCTTGGGTATAGGCACGGGCCCTGCAGAATGAAAGTCATGGATAGTTGTATGATGCATGTTATCATGACAAGTAGAACATATAGATACCAAATTTGCCGCATGATTTTTATGAAACAAAGAGGAGCCGTCTGCACTATGAATGATTCCCTGATCATCTGCTACACGTTGATGTTGCAAATGATGAACCTCTGTTCCCATTTTCTCTCCACATACTTCACACAATCCAACCAATTTTTTGCGATTGTAATGAGATGTTTTGAGAGAAAGGATGCTTGTTTCTTCTGCTTTTCCATTGGAAAGACTTGCAGATCCTGCAGATCCTGGAGAACAGAAATACTTGATTCGCAATGCATTTGCATCTTCCAAAAAATCATCCGGTAATTTCAAATACTTGGCTACTTCTAATCCATACAATCGGGACCCGGATCCTTCTTTCAAGACGCGATTATAGACCAACATGTCTTTCTCTCGATCATATTCCACTTCTAAATGTTGTATTTTGACTGCGACCATTTCTTTGATTTCCTCATACTCTACAATTTCATGCATATGGGTTGCAAAGACAAAACTACTTTGTTTGGCATACAAATTTCGCAAGGCAGCCACAAAAATACTGATTCCCGAGGTGGTTTCACTACCCGAGGCTATTTCGTCCCCTAAAATAATACTTCTCTCATCTGCCATCTTTAGAATGGTGCGCAATTCTGTCATTTCCACTGCAAAGGTAGAGAGACCTTTGAATAAATTGTCATTGTTGAGTATACGTGTAAAAATATGTTTGTATGGATAATAGACAAACGAACTTGCAGGCACATACATTCCAGCTTGAGCCATAATTATACCAATTCCAATGGATTTGATGAGACTTGTTTTGCCGACCATATTCACGCCGTATAATAAAATACCCTTTTGTTCTTGACTACCGAGAGAAAGGTCATTGGCGACATACAATTCATGATGTTGTATTCTCTCAATCAATGGATGTCGTATTTGCTTGGCATCTACAAAAGACTTTTCCTTTTCGGTTCCCCTTTTGCTTATTACAGGTTTGCAATAATGACATGTTTTTGCCAAGGTTGCTTTCGCATAGACCAAATCCAAAAGAGTAATATATTCTATAATCGTTTCCAAATCTGCTTGATGGTCTTGAAATCGTTCCAAAATGTTGAAATACACTTTTCCAATAATGTCTTTCAACGCGATTTTAATAGCACTGATATTGCTACATAATTCTGCAATTTGTGGACTAGTGATGCTTTCATTGCTTGCAGATTGATGATGAAACGCCAGATTCATACTGGGATCAATCGCCTTTTTGAGAATTTCACATCGCCGTTTTGTGCTGATAATACTGATGCTGTTTTTCTCGGTTTCATGCAATTTGACGTAATCATTTGCAGAAGAACCAGTTCCCGTTTTTTTGGACGCAGTAGTTTTTCTCTCTTTTTCATATTTGGAAAGGACGTTATTAAAATCGTGTATAATGGTATTCAATTTTTGCAAGGAGGATTCATACAAGGAAATCTTTTCATCCAATTCTGCATCCACACCTGGCAATATAAAATTGGTTTCAAATTGAGAGAAATGATCAATGGATTGACAACTTTGCATATCCAATTGAGATTCTAAAAACCCAATCAATTTATCACAAAAAAGAGGAATGTTTTCGTATGAGGGGATACGTTTCTTCAAATAGGTTTCAAACAATCTATTCTTTTCCTTTTTGTCCGACGAGAGAGTTACAGATATTTCTCTCACTATTCGCAGATTCTGATGAATTTGACCGAGTGATTTGGGACTGATTCTCTTCATGACAGACAATCTATGCAACTTGGAAATGTCTTTCATGGATAACAATGCAGGTTTGAATAATGGATGATATTCTTCGTAATGGGAGAGAACATGTTCAATGATATCATATTCTTCTTGCAAATACTCTATATTTGTAGTGGGATGTAAAAGATGGTAAGAGAACTTGCGTCTGCCCATGGGGGTCAAACAAATATTCAACATTCTCTCGACGGATGAATATTTCCCTTTGGATTCTGATGCAGAACCAATGATATTGAGCTGTTTGAGAGAATGGTTGGCCAAGAGTAAGCGTTCGGAGCAGTTTTCAAATATGGGTTCTTTGATTTTACGGACCAAATAGGGATTGTGTTGATGAATAAAATCCAGCAAGAAACAGAGACTTTGTAGAGCGATAGTGTGTTGATAATAATTTTGCTGTTGTTCTATATGGTCTATTCCGAAAAACCTTTGCAAAATAGAAGATTGATACGTCTGCTTTTGGCTATTGATTGCCCTAGTTTTCATATCTGTTTCTTTTTCTTTTTCTTTTTTCTCTCGATCTTCCCCTTTCTTCTCTTTGGAATCGTTTGTCTCGAGAGAAATCATATGAATAGACTTGCATTCTATATTGGCAAAACTAATGACATCTTCATTCTCTTCGAGAGAAAGACTGGAAATCAAAATGACTTCACTTGGATGATAAATACTGACAAATCTCTCTAATTCATCGTAGGTTGTAGGTGATTTTACGTAATCAGTATGATATTCAAAGAGAGAACATTCCCCAGTATAAATATTGATATTCGACATTCCTACATGCAATTGCTTCTTTTTTAATAACATAGAATGGGTTAATTCCAGCCAAATACAAATAGTATTGTTGGTCATTTGCTGATTGTCTTCTGCAAAATAGGTTCCTGGAGAGAAAATACCAAAGAGGGATCGTGTTGTTTTGTCGTGTTCTTCTTGTTTGTAAACGACTGCAGTATATCCTTCTTCTTGCAGTCGTTTCAAATATTTGTCTAGCATATAATGAGAGAAACCGGCCATCATGACAGGGACGCCTTCTATTTCCATATTTTTGTTGGCAAGATTCAAATCACATATTCGGCAAAACTCGGTAATTTGACTGCCTATTATTGTTTCGGATGATTTGTCTTGTAGACCATAGACTTCAAAAAAAGCTCCTACTTGGTACAACAAAATAGTTCTCTCTCCATATTCATTTTTATAATTCTGCGTGAGTCTGAAATATTCCTTCACTAATGCCATGTGATTTATTTGGTTTAGATTCAACTGAATAATATTATTACCAAGTATGACTTTAATATGATTTTATAATATGATTTGTTCTGGTAATGTTTCTCTCTTTCGAATACGTGTAGGAGTTTTTACATATTTCTCTCTATTTCCATCTTCTTGGTTACAATAAATACAATAAATATTAAATTTATTATAACGAATTTATATATATATACCATACAATTTATACATGTCCACATTTACTATTACAACATCAGGACCAGGTGGTTCCTATACACTTACTTATTTGATTAGTGGATCCAATGTGGGTGTGAATAGTGTTGTATTCAGTGGATTTACAAGTGTTATCATACCTCAATCAGTAACTAATCTTGGAACAACATACAATGTGACATCAATAAATACTAATGCATTTCTAAATAGTGTTTTGACAAGTGTTAGTGTTCCATTGACTATTACAACTTTAGGTGATAGTGTATTTGAAGGATGTTCTGCTTTGACAAGTGCTACTTTTGCTCTTCCATCCAGTCTTACAACATTAGGTATTAAAGTATTTCGAACATGTACTGCTTTGACAAGTATTACTCTTCCATCCAGTCTTACAACTTTAAATAGTGAAGCATTTTATGCATGTACTGCTTTGACCAATGTTACTCTTCCATCCAGTTTGACAAGTATAGATAATATTGCATTTCAAGCATGTACTGCTTTGACAACTATTTCTCTTCCTTCGACTCTTACAACTTTAAATCAAGGTGTATTTTTTGGATGTTCTAGTTTGACAAGTATTTCTCTTCCATCGAGTCTTACAAATCTAGGTTTTGAAGTATTTAAAGGATGTAGTGCTTTAACCAATGCGTATATGCTTTGTCCTTATACATCATTTTTTGATACAACTGCTTTTAATAATATAAATGCCAATAGTTCTCTTTATTACAATAGTTCTTCTCCCCAATTTAGCAATTATTTTGGAAGTTCTTTTCTAAATTATATTCCTTATACACTTATTCCTACTTCTAGTGTTGCATATAGTAAAAATTATACAAATCTTACAACTATTACGATGACATTTCCTCTAGTCATTACTAATCCTGCAGGAAGTATTACTTATACTATTAACAATCCAAATGGATCACAATATGCACAATTTTCTGGATCGAATAGAACCAGTTATACTTTTACCAATTTACTTTCCAATAATGTTTATTCTTTTAGTATGGTTGTTTCTCTCAATCCTACTATTCAAACAATACCACTTGTATTTTCAACCTCAATAACCCTTCTCAATTCTACCAATCCTAGTCCGTTGATTCTCTTTTATCCTGGAACCATCACTCTGAATTATTATGGAAATATTGCAGATCAATATCAACTGATTAACAATCTAGGACAAGTGGTTTCCTCTACCTTTTCCTTCAATTCCACTAATCAAACCATCACCTTCAATGTCATTATTCAATATGGAGGCAACAACATTCTCTCTTTTTACGATACTACCTTGAACAAACTCATTGGAACCTTTTCCATTGAAACCTCCGGTATTTGTTTCAAGGAAGGTACCAAAATCCTGTGTCATCTAGACAAGCGAGAGAAATATGTTCCCATTGAAGAGATTCAGGAAGATATGCTTGTCAAAGTGTATACAGGCAAACACAAGAAACCAGAATACAAAAGAGCGTCCGCCATTGTCAAAAGCCAACTGATCAATACCCCCGTGACCACCATCAACAAGTTGTATCGTCTCTCCAAATCGGTTTGTCCGCAATTGATCGAGGATTTGTATGTGACAGGATCTCATGCCTTGTTACATGATCAGCTTACGGAAGAACAGCACGAGAAAATGACTCACTTGGCTGATTTTTACAATACCTATACGATCCGATTGGAAAACGAAGAAGCCATGTCAGAAGAACAGAGAGAAACCCTGAAAAGCATGATGCATTCTTACAATGATTATCAAATCACGCACCTGGACAAATTCAAATTGATTGCGTATTACAACGAAGATTTTGAAGAAGTGAATATAGAAAAGGTATTCAATATCTATCATATCGTGCTAGAAAATGTCAACAAGTATGATAGTTATGGTATTTATGCGAATGGTATCCTGGCTGAATCCACCTCGGAAGCGAGCTTAGAAAGATTTCCTCATTATGAACGCATCAATATCCTTGCAAAAAAAGTGAGAGAAGACATTCCTTACATAGAAAAAAGAATGCAAAAGTATTTTCAAGAAAAAACAAGCAAAAAAATAATGGATACCATGTTTGCAATCGAGGACCAAACAATCCAACAAATAGAAAACAAAGTGAATCATACTAGCAAAAGAAGAAAAACAATTTATAAAAATAGAACCTATAAAAAATTATCATCTTCAATTATTCATATCAAATAAGTATTGTATAATATGTAACAGGATCTTTTCAAGATGCTTCTTTATTACCTGATATAGCTGTCCAAAGGTATTTTTTTCAAGCAAATGGCTAAATATTCATGCACATTATCATAGTCTTTGTAATAGGATTGATTGTATTCATCTTGACATTGATTGACTTTTCCTTTGCATTTTTGGATAATCTTGTTTTTGGGAATGTTCAAGGCATCCTTGACCCATTTTTTGAAATTCTCAAATTGGAAACCACTCAATACGCGAAGCTGTATATTGCCATCATATATTTTTTTCAACTCTTCATCGGATTCAAGTATTTCTTTTACTTGCGCATATCCGTGCTTGCACAATTTTGTCTTCATTTTTTCTGACAATTTTTCTCTCTTTCCTGATCCGGATTGTTTGGATTGTTTGGAACGCATCGTTTTGTTTTTGGAACGCTTTTGTTTGTTGGATGTTTTTTTCATGGTTTTCATCATTGCCGTTTATTATATATTTATTTTATATAATAAAATATTCAAATGTGTAAAAATAGATAATAAAAATCACATATTTCTCTCTCTTTTTCATGGACGATAGGCAATAAATTGATCATCAGGGAGTCCAATGCCTAAACTCATTATTTTTCTTTTCCAATAAATAAATGTCTCTCTACTCATCCATCCCAATGTATAATGAATCCATTTCAACAGAATCAGCATCCAAGAAGCATATACGGGTAAATTCAATTTCAGATTGTGTTCA